GTGATAGTTTTTTTGGCGGTAGAGTTTCGTGAACAATATACATAACGTCCGCAGACTGCGTATATTGGATTTCATACAGTATACTTTCAGTGATTGGGCTAGCAATCTCGTAAACTTTGTTTGCTGTGCCGCCTGACGTATATGCAGTAAAAGATGTCGTATCTATGCCATTTAAAGTAAAGTTATTAGCATCCACAACAGTAATGCGATAACGCCTGCCATTGATGCCGTCCATACCAACAACAGCATAAATCCAAATATCGTCACCCGTAGTATATCCATGACCGACAGACGTGACGTTTGCAGGATTTGCTTGTGTAATTGCTGTGATGTTCTTGGCGGCTTCTGTAATCTGCCCACCATCTTTGTAGAACCTTATATACTGGTCACCAAATTCCAACACGTAGGATTGTTCTACGTTAAATTCAAAAGGAATTAGACGACATTTCTTTGTGCTGTCTTTTACTTCAGCAACAAATCGCGTTCCATAACGCCGCGTTGCACCCCCTTGAGGGAACACCGTCATGTTTTCTAATGTTTCTACGCCATTAGAATATTTCTTGAAGTCAGTTTGACCTGCAAGTTTTGGTGTTAGTTCACCCGCTGTAAAGTTTGTTTGAAAAGGATGAACACGTGCCATTATCTTCTAAAGTCCGTAAATGTATCGGATACAAGGTCTTCAGTAGTTCCTTCTTGTCCGTCTACACTACGTGCTTCAGAAAGTTTTTGTTGATATAACTTTTCCATTTGTCCTTGTAATTGGACGCTACCAGTTACAGGGTAAGCCAAATCAACAGCTAACTTTGCTGTTAACACGTCAACGAACATACTGTCGAACAAGACCGCATTAGTGACCCGCGCGATATATAGAATCTTTGCTGTGCTTTCGTTGGTAATTAATACCCGCCCAAAAGTAGAATCGTTTTCTATTTTGAAATCATAATCGGGGTATTCCATTCCCAACACGCGCAAGCAATATGGGTTTGTAGGTAGTGCATACTGATAGTCATAACCGTATGCAGGTGTTGCTGTTAGTTTCGTTAGCGTAGCCCGTGTGATTGCAAAATTCCACGGGTGACTTCTTAAAACTGAATCCCTTGCGTCTGCAAAAAAAGCATTACACAAACGGGCGCGTTCTGTGTCATCAGTTAAAGACGTAATTGGGCTGTCACCCAACCTACGTAGGGCGTTTGAACAAATTGATACGTCTGTAGCCATATGAACACCTAAGAATGACGGGGGGTTTTACCCCCCCATCAAGCCCTTTTAGTCGGTTACATACAGCATAGTCAACGTGACTTTGCCCGTTGCCGCCGCACCCCCGATAGTAACGGTAACTGGCACACCGACTTCGTTTGCATCTGTTACAGAAGCAAAGCCAAGTGCAAGTGTTGCCGCCGCATCTACTACTTGTGCAGAAGTAGAAGCCGCCGCCGCTTTATACGCCGCCGCCGCCGCTGATACGGCAGAGCCGTTAGAAGCAGTGTGCGCCGCATAACCAACGCTCAAAGTAGTTGATGCACCTAGGGCTTCGTGACCTAGTTTAGCACCAACAATTCGTGCGCCATTCGGCAAGTTAAACATTTCTATTACGTCACCACTAGCGGTAGAAGCAGTAGTGTATTCGCCATAAGCGACACGCACACGTCCTGCCAATTCGTTAGTGTTGACCTTTTCAGAGGGGTTATTCACAGACCATTTGGTCTTTTGAACAGAGTATATTGTAGCCATTTTCTACTCCCCCTTATTCTGAACAAGCGACTTCAACGACTTTTTCGTCTTCTACTCGCGTAGCACCGATAGTCATTGAAAGAAACACTTGAGTTGCATAATTCTTGTCTGCACGTTCAGAAATCCTAGTGGATACATCTGCACCTACAGCAAGCCCGATACCTGAACGGCAAAAAGCCAATACTGAACGGTTACCGCTACCATCTAAAGCAAGACGTTCGGTTCGGATAAAGTTGAAACCTAGAAAAGTTCCAATTTGACCCTGAACCAAAGCCTTAACAGACGCATAGTCTGCTGAAGTGATTTTGGTTTCGTTTAGCATATTGGTCATTTGCTTACTGGTCACAATCATAAACCGTGGTTCGTCAGGGTCTACATCGTTACCGTCCAAGATTTCCTTGGCTTCGATAAGTTTTGCGATAGTAAGACCTGCACCGCCAACAGCGATTTTTTGTGCCGCAGGTAATGCAATAGATGTGCCGCCGCTGACACCGCCAAAGGCGTTGCCTGAAGCCGCCGCAATTACTGCATCGTCCATTGCTCGACCCATAGCCCATGCACCTGCCATAGCGTATTCGCTTTGGGGTGAAATAAGCATACGGACCTTATCTTCTTGGTCAATCAGGTCTGCCCAATCATAGTCATCCATAGTGACTTTACGTCTACTATGGGGTGTGTCCATGCGTGGCGTATCTGCGTGACGTGATGTGCGTTTCTGTGCCGCTACAGAGCCGATACGTTCAAAGTAATGCGATTTCCCTGTTACTGTTTCAGTTCTTACCGCATCCCTCAAACGTGAACCTTTCTGTTGCGCCAAGTGAAACACATTGCTTTTGTATTGTTCTACAAAAGCGGTAGTGATTTGCACTGACATAATCAGTTCTCCTTCCGTTTAAGTTACAAAATAGTCTTTCGACTGCTTTACGGTTTTTGTCCTATAAAGGGAAACCTCATCACTTACGGTGACTAATCGGATTGTTAAGGCATCACGCCCACCACACAGATTGTCCTTTCGGTTCTGACGTAGTTAGGTAACTATACCATATAAATAGTTAATTACCATAAACTTTTTCGTGCAATTCTCGCATCCTTTCTACCGCCGCCTTATGTTCAGGATGTTGGTCCTTGAAATATGGGTGGTTTGGATTATTGAATACTTGCTCAATTTCCATCTTAGCGTCAAGCGGTGATACAGCCAAACGGTTGTTAGCCGTGTTTTGCGCCATATCTTCCGTAATCTCTTTGCCAAGTTTTGCGAACAATTTAACTACCGCAGGATGATTGCCTGCCGATGTATTCATCAAATCAATGATTTCTTCATCGCCATACACCTGCAAAGCACGTTGTGCGGCACGAACATTACGGTCATACTCTGCACCCCATTCTTTCTTTAGGTAGTCTTCTGTTTCGATTTTCTGTGCGGCTAACTGTGAAGGTTCGTTCTGAATAACCTCTGCCAATTCGCCTGACTGATAATCAATCAATGCTTGAACCTGTTTGTTGTTCAAGCCGTTAGCGTGTGCTACTTCTTTGAAACGACTTAAAGCCCCTTCATCGAAATACTGCTTAACTTCTTCATTTAATTGATATTCATACTTGTCAGCCGATTCAGGTCTGCCTAGTTTGTTGTAGACTTCCGACAGTTCTTCGTCAGTTTTAGGTAGGGGAATACGACTTCCCATAGCCTTCTGTTGGTGAATTACAGTCTTGGCAAGGCTTTCAACGTCCTTGAAGTTCTGTAACGTAGGTTCATTGCGGATGTCTTCGGGCAGTGACGATTTCCAATCAAGATTATCGCCACCATCTTCAGAACCCATCAATGTCGATTCGACAGGGTTTGCCTGTTCTGTGGTAACGGTCTGCTCGTCCATAGTTTATTCTTTCCTTTCTTTTATCATTGTTAATATGCGTAGCACCATACTACGCTGTCCTTCCTTGTAAGCCGTGGCGTATGGGTCACTGCTAAAACTAATCCTGTGACCATATGCCGCTTCCAAGTCTTGTAGCACTTTCGCACCCGCAGGTGACGTAAAACACTGCTTATAGTTCTCGACTAATTCAGCGTGTTCTTTATGCAATTCTTCTTCTATATCTTCCATTATTTTTTATCTTTCTTGGGAAATCCCTTTTTCATATTGCTATAGGCTTCAGGCGAAACAGTAGAATCTTCTTTAGAACGACTTGTTCCTGCCGCCTTTCGCTTGTTTATATTAAAATACAATCCTTTTCTTTTAGGTATCATATTACTGTTGCTCCATCTGTCGCATTGCTTCCGCTTCAGCCTGTTGCATTACGTCTTGAGTATTAGGGTCACCCATAACTTTTGCTGTTTCGGCTTGCGTCTTAGCCACTTGTGATTGCTGTTGCGCCGCCATCATTGCTTGTTGTTGTTGCATTGCTTGTTGCTGTGCTTGACGTTGTTTAGCAACATCACGTGGGTCACGCATAACTGTTGCAGGAACGCCCAATAATTTAGCCCTCATACGAATAGCTTCATCATGGTCAATGTTATCCATGATACTTGGGTCAACCTGCGCAATATTCATGCCAAGTTGATATAGACGGTCAATCGCTTGCGCTTCTTCCATACGTTGTGAACGCGCTAACGGTCCAACATACTCTACGTCCATTTGACCACCTGATTCCATTTCACGTGGCGGTTCTAACAATGCACCTGCACGTGACATGATTCCGTAAATACGTTCAATAAGTGGGTTCAAAAACTCACTTTGGAATCTGCCAAGGGTAGGTCCAAGCAATCTTTGCATCAATTCGTAACGAACCTGCACTTCTGTTGCGGTCATCTGTGGACCTTCTTGCAGTTGCAGTTG